ATGTCCTCGAAGCGGCCCTCCTTAGCGCACTCGAGCGCCACCTGCCACTTTTTCTTGTTGTCCGCGGCCACTTCCGCGTTGGTCATGGGAGGTTCCCCCCACTCCTCCCAGTCTCCCTCCTTCTTGCAGTACTCAATAGAGGCCTTCACGTCCTTGCACAGCTCGATGTGCGCGCGTGGGCCGAAGAACGTCTTGAACGCGGAGAACGTCTTGTTGTTGATCAGACAAGTCGTACCTTGCAAGTGCGGAGTCCCGTTGGCTCCCTCCTCACGTCCGAACACTTGGTACTTGAGCCCAGGAAGTTGGCGGATAGCCTCGGCTTCTTCCTCGGTCCAGTTGTTAAGAGTCCAGCAAAAGTTGCGCGAGCGTTGGGTCATTGTTCGGTTGAATTTGTGAGGAACAAAAGATATAATACAAGAAAGTATGACTTTTGGCTTTTTCCCCACCATACATGTATTGCAATACATATACTCAGTACCTAAGTAGTATTGTACTAGAGTTTATGCTCAATTTTTGAAAAAAAGAATATTTGAATTTGAAAAAAGCTTCTGTTCTAACGTATGTAAGTAATCAGATATATATACTAATGTGTATCAACGGTAGTTGTCTCGTACCCTATGCAAACACACTCAAAGTAATGTATAATACTTAGGAAATAAGTATTTTGTATATTTAACGCTTATATTCGAACGTATATAAGTAATGATTAACATATACTCAGGTGAATAACCCTGTTTTTAACATATGAGATCCTGGTTTTATCACGAAGGTAGATAAACGAGTATTAAGAGTATTGCAATGTATATACTAGTGTGTACATCAGATTGTAGAGTGCAATCTGCCCGTCCAGGATAAAATATGAAAACAAGCCGGCAGGCGCTCTGACTTTATGTGGCAATGTAAAGTATGCATATATTTGATTAAATATACTACTGTGGATGTCCTCTGAATCGCGGTTGTCGCACCAGGGCCGCAGGACCTGTAAGTAAAACCCAACCTTCGCGTGTCCACTTGTATTCCCCTGGCACTCTGCTACGCAGGAAGCGTAGCTCTGCCAAAGACGCCTCCTTGTCGGCCTCTTCCCACCAAAGTCCTTCCTGCTTCTCTCGCTCTTCACGGGCGAGGACAGCGGCACGAACTTCGGGCGCCAGCTCGGAGAAAAGGACGTATTTCTTACCATTGACAAAGCGGCGAAGCCGTTTGGTTTGTTTGGGTTGGGACATATATTCCTCGACAGCGTCTTCTTGGGATTGGGACATGGTTGAATTTGTGATTCACTAATAGGGGGAGAGGGGGGGGTCTAGTATTACCCCCCCCCTCTGGGTAGGGTAGATGGGTAGACCGGTTCCGCGGAACCGGAACGCCCATCGTTACCCTGCCCTTTTGAGGCTCTGGGTAACCAGGCCTCAAGTGAGGTTCCCTCACAAACTGAAGCCTCTGATTCAGTGCCTCCTGAACACCCTTTTTTTTCCGTGTGTTATTTTTTTTACTAATGTCGTACGTTCCCGCTATAACGGATGCGGTGGCTCGTGCCGCTGTGGCCGAGACGGCCCGGCGTGTTGTCAAAGCCAGCGGTTTGGACATTGATCTGAAAGACGTCGTTTACGGCGGTCTGAAGCGCCTCACCAATCCTTACGTTCAGAAAGACAAACTGAACAAATCGCGAGCCACCGCAAAGCGCATCGCCGAGCGCTCATTTATGAAAGGAGCTTACCTCTCCCCCGACAGCTTAGCTCGCATGGCCCGCAAGAAGGGTACGAGACGCTCGAAGATGACCCGGTACACGACCGTGGGTCGTGCCAAAGAGACCAACTACGTGGACCTTGCCCAGAACACGTACACGGTGGCTACCAACCTCCCCAGTGACGTGTATCTGCTCAATACGATCCCGCAGGGAGCGTCGAGCTCCAATAGGATTGGAAAGCGAGTGGCGATGAAGAGCCTTCAGTGCCGTGGAGCCTTCTACTCCAGTGCCGGCACCACCTTCGAAGACGGGTGCCTCATCATCGTGTACGATCGCCGCCCTTGCGGCACCATGCCAAACAAGACGGACATCTTCACGACGTCAGACTCTCTGGGGTTTAACAACGACCAGAACAGCGACCGCTTCGTCGTCCTCAAGAGGGTTGACTACAACCTAACGGGCAACATTGGCGGAAACATCGACGGAGCCAACTCCAACAGCATCATCTCGGCTGATTTCTATCTCAACCTGAAGGGACTTCCCACGGTCTTTAAGGCCGCTGGGACTGGAGCTATCGGCGACCAGAGCGTAGGCTCTCTGTTCTTCATGCTCATGGGGCGAACCTCGGGAGCCCCGGCTAGCTTGGCTACTCTCTCGTTTCGCTTGCGTTACGTGGATATTTAGACCTTACATGTTAAATTCCGTTTGCTGTTCCCAGCTAAATCCCCCAATACTCAACTGGCTAGAGGTCTGGCTGTCCAGCCAGCCCGCCAGTTCGCTCTCCTCCTCGTTCAGCGTGTTCAGGAACTCCTGCGTAGACGCAGCCTCAGCGGGAGGTTGAGCGGGAGCTTCCTCCTCCTGCGCTTCATCCACTGGGTCCGCTGGTTCCGTCCAGGACCAGGGGATGATTGGGGCGAACTCGCCCGTGAACTGGATGACTCGGAATCGACGCAAGATCGGTCCCAAGTCACCCTCGTCGCTCCAGATGTCCTCCGGGCGGTAGTTGGAGGTGACCACGATCACTCTGGGGCGGATCCTCTTCGCCGATCCCTTCACTTCCGCCAGAAACGGATAGCGGTCGGCCCAAATCTTCATGTGGTGGATAAGCACCGTGTGGTGCTTGTCGAAGTCCTCAATCAAGGCCACGTTCTGGCCGTTGTACTCGTCCCACCACTTGTTGCACATCTTGAGGTACGCCTTGGGGTATTGGGTGCGCGCCGCGTACGACTTCCCCGTCCCCGTGCCTCCGCAGAGCCAAAGCATTTTGTGCTCGGTGTCCCCCAGGTTGGCCTTGTTCACTTCGCGGCTGTGGATGTAGGCCAAGTTGCGGCATTGCGTGATCTGGATGCACGGATCAATGTCCTCGAAGCGGCCCTCCTTAGCGCACTCGAGC